AACAACGTATATCACAGCTATATCTGGTCAAACAATTGAAGGTGATGAAACAATAACATTAGACTATATTGATCATCCACAAACAGTTGAGCTAATAAGTGATGGAACAATATGGAGAATACTTTATAAATACTAATAAATTAGAGAGATTGAATAAAAGTCAGTCTCTCTATATACTTTAAAATTATGGAACTTATGATACCTACAGCATGGGATAAATTCAGAGACGTATGTATAGATACATATGAAACAATTAAAAATGTATTAAGTACTGTCTTAGGATGGGGCATGCTTTTAACGAGTTATATATACACTGTATTTGGCGATAAGGCGACACTATTAAACTGGGTATTGTTAGCTATGCTTTTTGATTTATTCTTCGGAAGTTGGGCGGCATTAAAAATGAAACGTTTTCATATAAGTACTGCCTTAGTATCTACTGCTATTAAATTAGTCATGTATGTAACACTATTTTTTGTTCCGATGATATTAGAAGATATTCTTGGATTTAAGGATTTTAAAACACTAACATGTCTTGTTGCTGCTTTTTTGTTTTGTGCAGAAGTATTCAGTATTATGGCCCATATGCTTATAATCAAATCTGATCTTATTGCTATTAAAATAGTAAGAAAAGCATTAATTGGTGAGATAGCAAGAAAACTAAAATTACCAATCAGTAAAGTAATGGAGATGTTTGAAATAATTGATAAAAAGAAGAAAGATGAATAATGTAAGATCATATACAGATAAACAGATACTCGATAGAGTAATGAGTTTACCAACATTTAAAGGATGGCCTACAAAGAGTAATCTTGATGTGTGGATACGTTCTACGGAAGATGCGTTTAATGAATTTGATGATAAGGTTTATAGTTTTGATATGAGTACCGGGAAACCAGTGTTTCAAATGGTAACATCAGGGACTACAAATGCGGGCCGTGTAGGGCTTAAAAACTTTGATAAGTATAAACTATCAGGGTGTGCTGTTTTGAAGTCTGATATCATCATATATGAAAGTCATGTGTATGGTTTACATAAAGGTAAATATCCGGCATATGTTCAAAATAAACCATGGCCATATTATCGTGATTCAGATAAAGATGATCGAGCAGAAGAGATAGGACCGGAATATAATAATATCATTGGTGCTAACTGTCATGCTGCAGGAGAAAGTTCTGTTATCATTGAAGATTGGTCTATTGCTTGCTTAGTGAGGAATGTGAAATCTAAGTTTAATCTTTGGATGACTTATATGAATAAGAAACCATTAACGGTATGTATATTGAAAGAGTTTAATGTTTAAAGAATAATATTATGAAAAAAAGAAATTTTTTTAAAAGACTTGTTTCTCCAACTCCTAAGAAATGGAAGAATATAGCAAAAACATCAGCAGCATTAGCATTAGTATTTACTTCGGCTTATGGTGCTGTTACAGTTTTATCCATTACTATGCCGGAATGGTTTAGTGAGTATGTAGGATGGTTTATCTTTGCTTTTACATTGATAGCCGGGTATGCTCAGCAACATGATATTAAACCTGAATAAATAAATTATTATGATACAGTTATTTATTATAATGACGATACTATTTTTCGGATATATTATTTTTATCTGGAAAAGATATGGTATTCAAAGTTCGGTAAGTGAAAGTTATTATAGATTACCGAGAAATTTACAGTGGTTATTTACAATAGCAACATGGGGTTATGCTTTGCCAGCAATGATCATAGGATTAGATTTTACTGGTAATGGACTTGTATTTTTAGCAGGTACAGGGATTGCGTTTGTCGGTGCTTCTCCAGCATTTAAAGGAATAAAAATGGAACATACTGTTCATTTAATTGGTGCGCTAGTAGGAATAACGGCAGCTCAATTATTTTTAATTGTAGAAGGTTATTGGTATGTTACTTTATTGTTTGCTATTTTTTCAGGATTAGCGTTTATAATTAAGTACTTTTATATGAACTTTATATGGTGGATTGAGATACTTGCGTTTTTAAGTATTTGGATAACATTTATGTTAATGGCAATATGAAAACAATAATAGTTTTTATAGTAAAAAACTGGCTTACAATAGTAATAGTAGCAATATTGTTATTTGTTAGTATATCAGGATTCGTTTCTAAGTGCAATTCAGACCGTATAAGCAACGAAATACATCAGGTGGAGATAAACACCATCAGACGTAATACAATTGATTCTATGGCACGTGAGCAGGCAAAAAGGGATATTCATCTTCTTGATAGTATAAATGCATTACGGGAAAAGGAAAGAATTAAAAATGATAAGAAGATTGCATCACTAGAAAAAGATAATATTAAACTTAAAAAAGATCTGCAAATTGCTTATAAGGAGTTTGAAGATAGTGCTACTTTAGAACAGTGTCAGAATATTGTTAATATTCAAAAAGATCTTATACTTAATCAGGATACTATCATAGAAGAAAAATCAGTACAGATAGATAGCTATAAACTTACTCTTTCCGACATGAATAAGAAGTATGAGATACAAGTTCAGGAAACAAAGCGTAAGGATGATATGTATAATGGTTGTCAAAAGGATTTAGGTATTATGACCGATGAATTGAATAGACAAAATACATGGTTGAAAAGAAATGAGAAATGGTTATACTTTGGCGGTGGTGCCATAAGTATAGTCGGATTAATATATTTATTAAAACCAAAAAACTAACAAATCATGAAAACAAAGAAAACTCCAAAAAAACCAAAAAAATGCTAAGTTATTAAAGATTACCAAATGGGTAGGATAGAGTGATACTGTCCTACTCTACACATTTTAAAAACAAATATGGATAATATAAAACTTACATATTTAGAAGATATACTTGCATTGGATAGGAAATTGGTTCCTGACTTTAATAAGAGATGTCTAACCAGAGATTTTATAGATACCAAACGGTTCAGTCCGGTAATCTATAATAAAGATGAAGCTCAACCAGATAAAGATGCTCCTGATTATGAATTATGGTGGCATGAGCAGTATAGACGATGTATCAAAGGATATATTGTACCAAAAGCAACAAAAAGAGGTCATGATGTATGGATCCCTGGAAGAATGTATTTCTATTTAAACTTCTGGGTTATCCTTGCTAAACTTGACGATGTAAAACGTAAAGACAAAAGACATCCAAAATTCACATCCTTAGACTATTTTAAGTTTATGTGTATCGAGATGATGTTTTTGGAGGAAAAAGATGTACTATTTCCAAAAAGCCGGCAAAAAGGTTTTAGTGAGTATGGCGCTTGTAATATAGGATATAACTTTATGTTTATTCCTGGATCTCAGAATGTAATTGTTGCAGGACAAGGAAATTATGCGGAACATACAATGAGTAATGTTGTCAGAGGTTTGGATTGGTTAGGTGATAGCGAATTTTATAAAAGACGTTCTCCTAATCGTTCAGATTATATTAAATCATCATATCGTGAAGAATATATTGATGAAGAAACTGGTGAGAAAAGGACATTGATGTTGGGTTTCGGTAGTGAAGTTTATTGTTTTACAGCAAAGGATAATACTCAGGTAGTATCAGGGCTTACACCATTTTGGATATTATATGAAGAAATTGGTAAATGGAAAAAAGGTACACTTAAAGCTACTGCTGAATTTGTTAAACCATCATTAATAGCTGAGGGTGTAAAAACCGGTTATCAGATGTATATTGGTACCGGTGGTGATATGGATGATTCAGTCGCTGATGTTGAAGAAATGGCTTATCATCCTGAAAAATTTGGTATATTAGAATTTGATAATATATGGGAAGAACAGGAAATAAGTAGTACTGGTAAAGTAGCTGCATTTGTACCTGCTTATGAGTTTGAAATTATTGATGAAAATGGAAATAGTTTAATACAAGAGAGTATTATATCTATAAACAAGGAATTAGAAACTAAGAATTTCACTGAAAGGTATATAGCACTTACAGCAAAACCATTCTATCTATCACAGATGTTTATGGTTGGTAGTGGTAATTTTCTTGGTGAAACAGCATTAGTAAAGCTTAATGATAGAAAGAGATGGTTATTGACACATCCGGAACAACAGATAGCTTTTAATGCTGATATAGATTGGATAGATGTTTCTGATTGGCAGAAAGGAGTAATATTAACTCCTAATCCGGAAGGTAAATTTCTTATTCAACAAAGGCCTGAAAATGATAGTAATGGTAAAGTATGGAGAAATCTTTATGGGGCAGCTACTGATAGTTATGATAAAGATGAAAGTAATAGTTCATTCTCCATGGGTAGTTGTACTATTTGGAAGAATGCATTAGATGCTAAGTCAACATATGATCATTGGGTCGCCAGAGTCACTGAGAGGCCGTCAGAGGATGAAGGTGGTAGTTATATGTTTTATGAAGATACAGTGAAGCTATGCATCTTATATGGAGAATGTGAGAACCTTATTGAATACTCGAATGTATTGATTTTTGATTATTATAAAAGAAAAGGTGTAGAATACTTATTGCAGGAACGGCCACAGATGGTAATCAGTCAATATGTAGAAGATGGAAAAGCATCACAGAAATATGGTATAGAACAATCGTTTGTTCCTCATGCATTGAATATATGGAGAGATAGGATGAAGCAAGATGATTATGCCATTATAGATAGGATGTTTGACTTAGTAATGATTGAAGCATTTGCTAAGTTCAGAAAGGCAAAGAATTATAACTGCGATATAACTATTTCATGTGCTTTAAATACGGCCAGTGCAATAGAAAGAGAAGATCAGTCTGCTTATTCAGTGGGTGAAGATGATGATGAAGATTTTGGCGGATTTGTTTTAGACTTAAACGGTAATGTAAATTATTCAGAAAATTAAATAAAATACTATGTTTCCACAAAACTTAATAAATAGCGAAAAAAGAGATACCGATTGGGTTAAAGAGGTAGCAAAGTATATTATTACTACTGGCACATCTGAATTCTATGATGAACAGGTTAAAGATACTAAATGCTGGAACATCTACCATGGTATTACTAACAATACAAAATTCAAATATCTTACCGATGTAGAAGGATTTACTTATCCTGCTAAGATGCGTAACATAGGTAATGAGATTGTACGTTCAAAACTTAATGTTCTTGAAGCAAAACAGATGCGTAGACAATTTCGTTTTCGTGCTTTTGCCATGGATGAACGTTCATTACAAAAGAAATATGAAAACCGTATCAAAGCATATCTTACTTCTGTCAAAGAGATGTATGAAGAACGTAATGCTTTATTACAATCCCAGATACAACAAGTTCAGGACCGGATGAATGATATGCAGGAACAACTTAAAGTTCAACCTGAAAATGCTGAGATGCAACAACAGATGCAACAGCTAAAGGCTAATATGCCAATGATACAGTTGGAATTCAATAAGATTATACGTGTATTGTCCAGAGAAGCATTAGACACGCAACAACTACAGGAAAAAATTGATTACTTTATTCTTCATTCCGAACAGGAAGTAATGCAACAGATAGCCAATGCAGCCGTTAAATCAGCAATACAAACAGAAGATTTACAAGAACATTGGAATATCGGTATGCGTGAAAAGATTACTACCGGAAAACCAACCTATATTACTTATTATGATGGTCGTAGAGAAGATATATTCTTTAAACAGATAGATGCCAGTTCTGTATATTACAACCGTAATGGAAACAATAAATGGATACACAATGGTGAATGGTGTTTTACAGAAGAATATATGAGTGATTCACAGGTGCGTTCTGAATTTGAATTGACAAAAGACGAATCAGAAATACTTAATGCATTCTCTACCGGTAATATGGATATGCTTAGAAACTATAATGGTAATAGTGCATATTTTGATGCTGTCGAAGAAGTAAACAATCAACGTTTTGGCGGTCACAGAGTACAACGTATTTGGTTCTTAGCACCACGAGAAATATTCTACAAAAAATCCCCTAATAAATATCGTGAAGGAGAATTCTTTTATCATCTTACAGAAAAAGACAGCAAGCTTAAAAAAGACGAAAAACGTAACAGAATAGTTATCTATGATTTATACCATTGTGTTATCATAGCAAATACTATTTGTATCAATATGGGTAAACAGGATAAGGTATTCCGACCTCTTGATATCCCCGGACTACCTACTTTGCCTATTGTTGGTAGAACATTCAATAATTTAAGCGAAAAACCTTATTCATTGATATGGAGAGTACGTGAACTTATCGAGCTTT